TGTTGTAGTTACTGCTGGGGTTGATTCTGGAGACGCTCCTTTATTGATTAGGAAACAAGATGGAACTGAACTATTTAGTGTAAGAGGAAATGGCACAAGTTGGTTTCAAAATGGCAACGTAGGAATAGGAACTACTAGTCCTAGCGAAAAATTAGATGTCAATGGAAATATAGCCAATTCTGGAGATTCAAGAGGAATTTATTGGACTGGGGGAACAACAAACTCACAGAATAGGATTGTAATCGGAGAACAAGATTCATATGGCGTAGGTTTTAGATGGGATTCTGGTCAAAGGCTTCAATTTGATGGTTTTTGGAATACAAGCGTAAAAGGTTCAGCAAACAGAAGTTTAGGTTCTATTGATGTTGGTAATAGATGGTGGACTTTTGAAAATAGAGTAGGAATCGGTACTGATAGTCCTAGCGAGAATTTACATATTAGTGGAGGTGCATTAAGAATAGACAACTCTGTTGGAAATAGAGCATTTATAACGCTCAACGAAAATGCTAATGATGACAATATAGTTTTAGAATACGATGGAACTGGTTCTGGAGATGGAAACTACTTCTCTATATATAGCGGTAATAGTTCGTGGGTAGGTAAGGGAGATGGATTTAATTATGTTCCGTCTACTGGTTACGTAGGAATCGGAACTTCAACTCCATCTACTCAATTAGAACTTTTTGGTTCTAGTCAACAAGAAATAAAAATAACGTTAGATGCTGCAACTGACCATAGTTTAAGATTACAACAAACTGGTAGTGGTACTTATATTGGAGGTCAAGATTCAAGTGGAAATGTAAACTTTGCTTTTAGGGCGTATAACTATTCTCACTTTAGCAATAATTTAGGTTTAGGAATTACAGTCCCAGCACAACACATATCTGGCACAGAAAGAGTATTACATATAGCTAATAGCAATGTAGCTTCCGTAAACTTAGATTCTACTGGAGGAAGTGGTAGATGCTATGTAGTTAGTTCTACTGCGTCTGGAAATTTTAGCGTATATGATGATGATGCAAACTCAACTCCATTTACAATAAACTCGTCTGGCAACGTAGGAATCGGCACGACTTCGCCTTATGTTAATTTAACAGTAAAAGATGCAGATTCCCAAACTACGACTGGATTATCTGAAGCTTTGAGAATTGCGGCTACCGCACAAGCTGTTGGAAACAAGAAAGAAATAGGGTTTAGTCCTTATGATTCTGGAGCGTATCCGCACATTACTCTTGGTATGGTGTACACAAGTACCGCTTCTTATTGCCAATCTGATTTCTACATAACAACAAGAGGAACTACTACTAATTCAGCCCCAACAGAAAGATTCAGGATAACTGGTGGAGGCAACGTAGGAATCGGATGTACAGACCCTCAAACTAATTTAGAAATCAGAGGTGCTGCTCCATTCTTAACTATAACCAACACAACCGAAGATGAGGCTGGTATTTACTTTAATGATTATCAAGCGGGTGCAAATCCAGCAACAAGTTCACAAGCTGCGGCAATTAAATTTCAATCTGGCTCTGGTAACGCATTAACATTCTACAATAACGACGCTAACGCAGCCAGAATGGAGATTGATTCAAGTGGTAATGTTGCTTGTTATAACAACTTGAATGTAACTAATACAGTTACTGCTAACGCTTTTTCTGGAGATGGTTCAGCCTTGACTGGAATAACAACTGGAGCTATAAGCAGTTTAAGTATTGATAAAATATACTCATTAGCTTCTATGGGTGCTAGTGGTTATATGAAGCTAGTAGACGGACTGTTAATTCAATGGGGTTCATTCTACAGTAATACAGATGCAGCTCAAACTGTATCGTTCCCTACAACCTTTACAACTGTTTATACTGTTTACACATCATTAGCAGCTTCAACAATAACAAGAACCACAAGTAGCTTTACTGTAGACAGACTTAACGACTTAAGTAATAGCACTCATTACTTTGTAGCAATAGGATACACTTCAATAGTAACAGTTTAAATATAGAATATGGATATACAATATTTTGGTAAATACAATTCAGAAGGCATATACGAAGGCTTTTACACTTCAGATACTTGGAATTTAAAAGATATTCCAGAAGGATGCATTGAGCTATCTTATGATGAATGGCAAGAGGCTTTAACTGGATTCTCAAAAGTAGTAGACGGTAAGCACACTTATACACCATTAACTCAAGAGCAAATGGATGCTGATAAGTTAAACGCAGTAAGAAAGAAAAGAAACAAACTGCTACAAGAATCCGATTGGACTCAAATGGTTACTGATATTCCGATGTCAGATACTAAGAAAGAAGAATGGAAAGTCTACAGACAAACTCTAAGAGACTTACCAGAAACAGTAGATATTAATAACGTGGTGTATCCACAAAAACCAGAATAGAATGAATACTTACACTTGGCGAATTAACGCACTAGATTGCCACGTTTCAAAGAACGAATTAGAAAACGTGGTTTATACAATCCATTGGTCTTACGTAGGCGAAGATGAGAATGGTAACGTAGCCTCTATGATAGGCACAGAATCAGTAGGAGAGCCTTCTGCTGATTCTTTTACTGCTTTTGATGACTTAACTCAAGAGATGGTAGAAGGATGGTTGGAATCGTCTATGAGTACTGAACGTATCGATGAGATGAAGGATAACCTTGACAAACAGATTGAAGAAATCGTTACACCTAAAACAGTTACGCTTCAGTTGCCAACTACAGAAGTTGCACCAGAGGCGGAAATTGTTTAACTTTACACATATTATTAACCTTTAAATTTTAGTACAATGGCTGAAAAAGAAAAAAAAGAAACCACCATTACTATTGACGGAGAGAACTATATCTACGAAGATATGTCTCAAGAACAACAATTATTAGTAAATCACGTAGAGGACTTAAACCGTAAAATAGGTTCAAGTGAGTTTAACCTGGACCAGCTAAAAGTCGGCAGAGCTTCATTTATTGAGCGCCTAAAACAAGCATTAGCTGAAACACCAGAAGAAGTAGAAGCGGAGGCTTAAACCTTATCTTATGGCAATTAACGGAACTAATTTTGCAGTATTTGAACGTGACCAGGCTATAGGCTTTTCACAATCTTGTACACTTAATTTAAGCCAGGATTTGCCAGAAAAAACCAACAAAGACTCTAATGGCTGGGTAGAACTACTACCTGGCCTTAGAAGTGCTGAAATTACCGTTACTGGACTTACAAACTACGACAGCGCTTTAAACTTCGAAGAACTAGCAGACAGAATAATAACCAGGACAATGGTCACTTACGTTTTTAAATACGGTAATCATTATGTCTGGGGTTATGGATTAATCCAGGACGCAGAAGAAATAGCTGGAAACGACCAGGCTGTGGAATTTGCTATAACTATTAAGTTATGGCGCTATTTATATTACGGTTTATTAGAGGACCAGTTGCCTTGGGATTTGATATTTACCAACTGGGAAAATATGTTACTCAACTGGGAGAACGTCTAAAATGTATATATAAATTACTTATCTTTACAAAAAATTTAGAACTTTAAAATTTAAACAATATGGCCACAACTGGAATTTTTAATGGGACTAACCTATTAGTAACAGTAGAAGGGACTGCAATAGGACATACAACTAGCTGTTCTTTGTCAATCTCACACGATTTGCCAGAGTCTACTACCAAAGATTCTGCTGGATGGTCAGAAGTAATTTCTGGAACTAGAAGTGGAGAGGTTTCTTTTGACGGTCTTGTAATGTATAACGATTCTAACGACAACGTAATTGAGTTAATCGACTACGTAATTAATAGAACTCAAGTTACTGTAGTATTTGGTACTTCTGAATCTGGAGACACTATTTACACAGCTGAAGGATATGTAGCTTCTGTAGAGCAATCTGCTGATATGGAAGCGCCAGTATCTTACAGTGGTACTATCACCTTAACTGGTGCTATTGTAAAGTCTACTAACGCATAGTAAAATATATACTAGGTAGGGTCTAAAAGGCTCTACCTGGATATATAAGCAAACAATAAAATTATGGCAAACAAAAAACGAGGGTATTACACCATTCAACTTGGCGGTAAAAACCGTACACTTCACTTTTCTATGAATTTCTGGGCAGCGTTCACCGATGAGCTGGGAATTACTCTAGCTGATATTGACAAGCTGTTTGCTGGAGGTTTAAATTTATCTGAAATTAGAGCGCTTATATACGCAGCTATTTTGGCTAACGACCAAGAACAAGGTAATTTAATAGACTACAACGTCTTTACAGTTGGCGCTTGGTTAGAAGATGTAACAGCGGACCAGATTACAGAAATCATAGGAGTAATGACTGAAAGTAAATTATTAGGAAACGAACTTAACGGTGGTATTTCCAGAAACGCTACAAAGTCTACAAAGGAGTCTACAAAAAAAAAGACCCAAAAAGCCTAACTTTTGACGATTTATTAGACTACTATATTGGCCAGGTAGGAATTGAGCCAGATAAATTCTGGGCCTATACCTGGAAAGAAGTAGCTCTACTTGGAGAATCCTGGCAAATTAACGTTAATTTGCATTGGGAAATGCACCGTTACGTCTCATCCACAATTTATAACAGTAACGCAACTAAAAGGTCGCAAATGATACGACCAGACCAGCTGTTTAAGCTGCCTCAAGACGTTTATTTAGACCGTGATAGACCTAAGTCTACCAGGGATGAATTTAACGACTTTCTAGCGAAGGTAAAAGAAGCAAACGGTACAGAATACCAAACAATAAAATAGCGCTGTTATTTTCGTTATTTTTGTATTGAAAATCAAAGAATATGCCAGGAACTGAAAATATCTTAAAGACTACCCTTGTCGGTGACTCTAAACAATTACGCCAGGAGTTATCGAAAGCAGAAAAAGGATTAAAGCAATTTGGAGACAAAGCGAAAGCTATAGGTAAAACTATGAGCTTATACGTAACAGCTCCAGTTGTAGCTGCTGGTGGTTTTGCTATTAAAATGGCGTCTGACTTTCAAGAGTCTTTAAACAAGGTAGACGTAGCGTTTAAAGGTTCGTCTAGCGAGGTTAAAAAGTTTGCTAAAACTACATTAGATTCTTTTGGTATTGCTGAAGGCACAGCGTTAGATATGGCTGCGTTATTTGGCGATATGTCTACTTCTATGGGTTTAAATACCCAAGAGGCTTCTAAGATGTCTACATCGCTTGTAGGACTGGCTGGAGACTTGAGTTCTTTTAAGAATATGAATATCGAGGAAGTAACTACTGCATTAAATGGAGTATTTACTGGAGAAACTGAAAGTTTAAAACGCCTTGGTATTGTTATGACGGAAGTGAACTTAAAACAGTTTGCTTTAGAAAAAGGAATCAAGACGCAAATAAAAGATATGACCCAGGCACAGAAGGTGCAATTACGCTACCAGTATGTGATGGAAAAAACAGCAAACGCTCACGGTGATTTTGCTAGGACTTCTGATGGTTCAGCTAACCAGATGCGTATATTCCAGGAGTCATTAAAAGAACTTGGTGTTTTGTTTGGTGATGTTATACTACCAATGTTTACTAAAATTATAAAAAAGGTAAATGAATGGCTAAAAGAACTTAAAAACGCTTCGCCAGAAACTAAGAAATTTACAGTTATAATAGCTGGTATTGGTGCAGCTGTAGGTCCAGCTTTAATAGCTTTAGGTTCATTGGCTAGTGCATTAGTTAAGGTTAAGGTAGCATTTAGAGCATTGGGTACTGCTTCATCTGGTCCTATTGGTGTTATTTTACTTGCAATAGGCGGTTTGCTGTTTGCTTTTGACCAACTTACAGATAAAATAGCTGGTAATATTAGCCTATGGGAAAAGCTAAAAATTACTTTTAATTCTGGAGCTATATTAAATCCAACTGGAATGACTGGAGCTATTGCCAATATGCAAAACGCTAGTATTGCAGCTGGTAATTTAGCAGATAACTTAAAAAGAATATCTGAAAATAGACCAAAGCCAGAAATGCAGGGCGTATTTGGTGACGGTACGTTAGGAGGTGAAGGCCTTTACGGAATGGCGCTTTTAGGTTCTGGTCCTAAAAAAACCAAAGAAACTAAAAAATCTACAGAATTATTTTCTGAAAACGATTTAGCAGAACAAGAAGAACTAGCTGCACAGTTTACTGAATTGTTTTCTGGGTACGGAACTGATATAAAATTTGTAGCTGCTGCTTCTGAAATAGAACTAGAAAATTTCCAAAATAACTTTGGAGGTTTTGTTAGAGGTATGGATGACGAAGCAAACGGATTAACTGAAGTAGGAGATACATTAGACGCATTTGGAGAACGCTTAAAGAGTTTTTCTGAAAATTCAGCGCAAATAATGTCAGATGGACTTCAGAATATGCTAGGAGGCATAGGTTCATTATTAGGAGCTGCTGCTGCTGGAGCTAAAGTAGGAATTGGTGATTTAGCTAACGTAGTTTTAGGTGGTCTTGGAGATATGGCTGTACAGCTTGGTAAATTAGCTATTAAGACTGGTATAGCTATGAAGGCTATTAAACTATCATTTAAAAACCCAGCTACAGCTATTGCAGCTGGTGTAGCTCTTATAGCTATTGGTTCTTTTGTTAAAGGAGCTGCTGCTAATATAGCTTCTGGAGGCGATAGAGGGCGCAACAGTATTCCAGCATTTGCTTCTGGTGGTATTGTTTCTGGTCCAACTATAGGTCTTATGGGTGAATATCCTGGAGCCAGAACTAATCCAGAGGTAATAGCGCCACTAGATAAACTACAGTCAATGCTAGGAAATAGAGGCGGTAATGTAAACGTAACTGGTGAATTTAGAATTAAAGGCCAGGATTTACTAGTAGCAATAGATAGAGCGGATAAACAAAAAAATAGAATAGGTTAAAATTAGTCTATGGCATTTGGAGTAAAATATAGGTTAGAGTTTTCTGATTTAAAAGAAAACAAAAGAAAAGTAGAAATTCTAAAAGACAGTTATACTGGTTCAGTGTTGCCAATGGTAGCTAGTGGAAATCCAGTAGTTATAGACTGGCAAAAAAATGACGACTTTTATTCTAATATTATTGGCTCCAGCTGTACTTTAAACTTGAAAGCTACTGATTCTGTAACCTATGAAAATTTCTTAATAAACGGTGAGGATGAATGGAAAATAAGAGTATCACACTGGAACGGTGCGTCTTATGATGTTTACTGGGAAGGTTTTGTAGTAATAGATGGATACGTAGAGGCTATAGCTTCTGCGCCTTATGACATTACTTTAAAAGCGTTTGATGGCCTTGGACTGTTAAAAGGTCACGAAGCGCCTTATAGTGATACTTCTGCTGTAGATAATTACGATACATTGTTTTATTATTTACGTCAAATTCTAGCGCTTACTGGAAACGATTTTGACATTTATGTATCTAACAGAATACGTGAGGCTTCTGGAGCTGCTAACGATACTATATTCCACGATATAGACGTTAATGAGTTTGGCGTTATGAAGAAGAATTTAACGTACAGAAACGCAAAAGAACTATTAGAATTGATTTTAAAAATTACTAACTCCAGGGTTTTTCAATCTTATGGGCGTTGGTATATTGTCAGCAATTCAAACCTTATAGATTCTAATATAACTTCTACCATAAATATTAGAGGTGACCAAACAACCAGGCTAACCACTTTTGGAACTGAAAATATAGAATATAAAATATTTAATTCTGCTGGGGTTTACCAGTCTACAATTACGCCAGATATTTTACTTACAGCTCCAGCAGTTATGAAGCCTATAGATAATGACCTTGTAGCAGAGCATTTAAGACCATTTAAGAGCGTTACTTTAAAAACTGACATATACACTAATCTAGTTTTAAATCATAACCCACACTTCTTATATGACTCTAATCACTATGGAATTACTGTAACTGGTTCTGGTAATTATGGCGCTGTTGTTTCAGATTCAACTTACCCAGTTAAAGCACTATCTGCTGGTAAGTATTTTCATACAAATGATTTAGAAACGACTACTTCTGGAACTTGGATTGGTAATTTAGCTTTAGACAGAAGCTATCAGACAGTTAGACAAAACGCTGCTATGGAAGTTGGTTTTAACTACTATATTGTTAGTACTACTCCAGCTACTTATGAATTAGGGCTAAGAGTTTACGTAGACCCAGACGATACGCTACCACATAGATATTATAATTTTACTAATGACACCTGGGACCTTGACGCTCAACCCACAGATGACAATGTTAAAATATTGTCTACTTCATCTTTAAATGGCTGGGGACAGTTTAAGGTTAATCTAAAACCGTTTAGATATGTAGATTCTGGAGGCGCTATTATAGATGCAGAGGAAACTCCAAAGATAGGCGCCACTATAACCAGGTTAGATAAAACTGGAGGCACTGGAACTTATACTAAACACTACATAGATAATTTTTACGTAGCTGAAGTTATAGAAGTAGATGGCGATACTTACGTATATAAGCGAGAAAAACAAGTAACCAATCAAACGGAAACTTACACTATAGAGGACAACAGAATAAGCAACGAGTTAAACGACCTGGAGACTTTAAACTCATTTTCTGGCGACTTCAATAAGCCACGTTATGGCGCATCTAATTATAGTCTTGATATGATTATAACAAACGAGACCTTAAATGATTTTAGACTTTACGGTAAGCGTTACGAGGGTACATTTTATAAAAACGACGCATCTAATTTAGCTTGCGGTATGCACCATAAAATCTGGTTAAATTTTGGCAGCTCAATTCTCCAGGAGCCAGTTAGTTGTTATATCGATTATATGACTTACAACGTAAAACAAAATAGCTACAAAATATCTATGCACGTGCCTAACCAGGAAGTAGACGTTTACGCTGATACTTACGAAAGCACAGAATAAAAACACTCCTTTTGTTTGCTGGGACTCCCTATTTATACTTTGCTATGGTAGGGAGTTTTTTTAAAATAATTTTTAAATAATTAGCTTATATTACAAATATTTTTTAAATTTGTAAAAATTACTATAATAACTAATTATGGATTTAAGAGAACAATTAAAGCAGCTCAAGCTGTTTAAACGTGACGTATCTGCTCATTTGGGAATGACTATGCCTACTTTAAAAAGTAAGTTTGACAATCCAGGTAGCTTAACTATTACAGATGTTCAGAAGTTGCGAGAACTAGGTTTTAAAATTGAAATTTAACTATTGAACTATGAAAACAATTAACATTAAAGGTAGCGAGTATGTTACCGTCAATGAGCGACTAAAATATTTTAGAAGTTCAGAAGAATTTAAAGGCTGGTCCATACAAGAGGATGTAATGACCATAGACGACAAAGAAGGTATTTTTAAGATTACTATTAGAAACGCCAATGAAACTATTATAGCAGAGGCGCATAGCCAGGAGTATAGAGACTCAAGCTATATTAACAAGACTTCATTCCTGGAAAACGGATTTACTTCTGCACTGGGTAGAGCATTGGGTTATTTAGGTATTGGTATTGATGCTGGGATACCGTCAGCTATAGAAATGCAGAACGCAGTTAACAATCAGGTAGAAGAAACTGACGACAGACCCTGGTTAAATGAACAGCAGCTAAAATCTACTTTAGAAGGGACTACTGAACAAGCTAAAACAGTGATGTCTAAATTTAGAATGAAGAACACTTTTAGAGAGCAAATAAAACAAAAGTTTGGATTATGACAGCTCACACAACGACTATAGATGACATAGAGATTAACTATACTCTAAAAGGCCAGGCGGAAATAAATATAAAAGGAACGCCAGACGCAATATGTGAAATACTGCAAAAACTAAATAATAATAATTTAAAATTAAATAAGTAATTATGGAAGCTAAAAAAACAATGTACGTAAAAGGAATTTATACATTCCCACCACACAAGAACGCTAAAGATTTTGTTTTAGGAAGTGGTGTAATCACTATTAAAGACTTCAAAGAGTTTTTAGATTCTCAAGAGGTAGCTCAACACATTACTCAATACCAGGGTAAGGACCAGTTAAGACTACAGTTTTTAAAATCAGATAAAGGAGGTATTAGTATTACAGTTGATACCTGGAAGCCTACAGCTCAAAAAACAGAGCCAGTATCTGTACATATAACTCCAGCAGACAATTTGGTAAAAGTCGACGACGACCTACCATTTTAGGAGTTCTTTTTCAATTTTTATTTTGACGGAAAGGGCGCAGCTATAACGGTTGCGTCTTTTTTTTTAAAATTTTTTTTAAATTATTAGGTTTATATTTAAAATTTTTTTTAAATTTGACTATTGAAAAACAAAAAACAACTTAAAAAAATTATTATTATGAAAACTTTAATCGCAATTTTAAAAGGTAATTGGACGTCAGCAGAACGTTACGCTGAAATCATTAATAACGGTAGAGTTGATGGAACTTCGTTTTACGTAAATGGAAACACTGTAAGAGTATCAAACCCTTTCAAACAATTAGATGTTAAATACCAAGAAGAACTATTAAGATGGTTCTGCGAAGGCGATTTAGAGACTATAGCATTTACAACTAAATAATTACAATATGAAAGCACATTTTAAAACTACTAGTACTGGACTTGTAATATTTCACCGTCCAGGAAAACACGGAGTTAGAGTAGAGGTTTTAACTCCAGAACAAGCTGCTTCTTATGCAGCTCCAACACGATTAGTAAAAACTATTAAATCATTTTTTAAGCTATGGGCATAATCACTAAAAAAGACAGTAACGCAGAATACCATTCTCACGATTCTATGAGTTCTAGTGGACTTAAATATATCTGGAAAAAATCAGTTTATCATTTTAATAGGCGCCTACCATTTAGTAGCAGTTCCTTAACTTTAGGTTCTGCGGTCCATACAGCGCTTCTAGAGCCAGAACTATTTTATGATGAGTATATGATTATGCAGAAGTTTGATGGGCGCTCTAAAGAAGGGAAACAGTTAAAAAAGAAGTATGACGATTTAGCTGGTAAAATGCAACTACTAACGCACCAGGAAGGCGAAGTTATTAGCGGTATAATCGCCAACTTTAAAAAAGACGAATTAGCACAGAAATATACTAAAGGCGATATAGAACTAAGCCATTATTTAAAATTCCAGGGCATAGACGTTAGAGTCCGTCCAGATTGTATTAACCGTAAAGAAGGGTTTATAAGCGACCCTAAGACGTGCAGAGAAAACTCACCAAAAGAATTTTTAAGAGACGTCTATAAATATGGTTACCATCTACAAGCTGCTTTTTATATGGATACGCTCCAGGTAGATAAGTTTATTTTTATAAGTTGTGAGACCAGTTACCCATATTCTATACAGTGCTATGAATTAAGTCCAGAGCGAATCGAGGAAGGTAGAAAAGCGTACAAAAGAGCGTTAAGCGATTGGACATTCTATTTAGAGACTGGCGTAGAATTAGGCTACAATGGAAAAGAAGTTAACGACGAAGGAATTATAATATTATGAGCAACCAGAAATATAAAAATTCCAGAGGCGAATATTTACAAGAGTTTAAATTAGAAGTAGCTAGGAAGTTCCATTTTACTGGAAAAACGACTACTGAAATTGGCAAAGAATTTGGAGTACACGGTAATACTATACGTTCTTTAGCTGGTAGATTTACTCCAGCTGAAATTATACAGCTTAGTAAAAAGGAAAAACCTAAAGGCGTTATAGTATTAGAAGAAGATGTTTTAGAGACAGCTCTTATACTTTTACAAGCCAATGGAATCCAGTTTGAAGTACCACGTAACTACGAATTAGTTACAAAAGTTGAAAGTAAGTTAAATTTTTTATAGCTTTGTGAAATGCGTAACAATCCATATTTGAAATATTTAGGTCCAGAGGACAAGCTCCATAGAGCTGTTTTAGAATATGTTACGCTACAATACCCAGAAGCAATAATAACGCATCCAGCCAACGAAGGTAAACGTGGAAAATTTGAACAGTTTAAGCTGAAGTACCTAGGAGTAAAACGAGGCGTTCCAGATATTTTAATATTTACACCATCTAAACAATACAATGGCCTGGCGATAGAGCTAAAGGTTAATTATAATAAACCTACAGCTCACCAGGTTCAATGGATTGACGATTTGAATAATTGTAAATGGTATGCTACCTGGACTAATACTTTTGATTCTACAAAGGATATAATCGACAATTATTTCACTAACAACTTATAGAATGGCAGCGAAGTATTTTTATATCTATTTTGAAGAAAAAACTAATAAAGTACGTAGAAAGCTAAAAAGAGCCGATATAAGAGACGATTTCGAACTGGTTGGCACTATGACCCAGGTAGAGCTAGAACTGCTCTTAGAACTAATCTTCGAGCGTTTTGGAGACAGAAACATAACCCTTAGACAGTTCCAAAGGTATTTTGGAGACTTAAAACAGTTTTGTCAGAGGGTAAAAATGATACTAGAAGAATAATTTATATATTAACCGCTGTAATTGTGCAGAATTACTATCTTTGAGCGGACAATTTTTAAAGCCTTTGGGGAGTAGCTGCTGCACCAGTGAAACCTAAAGGTTTTTTTATACTATGGATTTTGGAAAAATAATTAAGCCTAAAGATTTCGATAATTATGTAGTGGTTCCAGCTACAGTTTTTAGAGATAAAAAAATTTCATTAGGCGCTTTAGGGTTATACTGCTATTTATTATCACATAAAAGCGACTTCAATTTAACCCTGGAATTTTTAGCTAATGCATTTACAAATAAAATAAGTTCGATAAGAGAACGCATTAAGGAGCTGGAGAAAAATGGCTATTTGGAGCGTATTAGGGTAACTAATAAAAAGGGTCATTTAGTGGGTTATGACTACCTTGTGAAAATCCCTACATTGGAAAATCCTACATTGGAAAAACCCTACATAGGAAAATCCCTAAATAGGGAAAATCAGACCCAAAGTATTAATAATAATATTAATAATATAACTACTATAAGTAATAATAATAAAAAAAGTAATAATAATGCTTCCGCTTCGCAAAAAAGCGCCACTTATTCAAAAATTGTAACAGACGCTTTTCCGCATTTTAAAGATTTGTTTATTGGCGCCATAATACCAAAAAATAAAAGCCAGGAAGCTACTTGGTTAAACGCTTTGCAATTCCTGGAGCGTAATGGTTATAATTTAAGAGATTGTTACGCTGCTATTAAATGGGCGAGACAAGACCCTTTCTGGGAGCCTAACGTTTTATCACTACCACCACTAACAAAAGCTAAAGGAGGGGTTAGAAAATTAGATAATATCCTGGCAAAATATAAAGCAGTTCAAAGGGACCAGTCTAGACCAGAGGCGATGCAAAAATTAAAATATGCAGAATGGACCGTAAAGCCTAATGCTTTGGGGGAACTAGAACTTTATGCTTTATCTAAAGGTGAAGTCATTAACGAGTTCATAATGCATCAATCTTTAGGAATTACAAAAGACGAAATAAAAAAAATAAAAGAATATTTAAAGTCTAATTAAAATATTTTTTAAATTAGCATACTCTAAAACTTGAAAACTATGTTTATTAAAGAACTCCAAGACCTTGGTATTGATATCAAAGGTAATGCTACTGGCGACATTAAAACTCAATGTCCAAAATGTAACCACAACAGAAAAAATAAAAGAGACGTTCCGCTGTCGGTAAATCCAGAAAAAGGAATTTATAACTGCCACCATTGCGGTTGGTCTGGAACTGTAAAATTCAAACCAAAACAAGAATATATTAAACCTCCAGAAGTTGAGGTTAATCTAGGCGCTAATGTAATCAACTGGTTTAAGTCCAGGGGAATTTCTGAACCAACTTTAGCGCACTGGAAAATAGGAGAATCGGTAGAATGGATGCCGCAGACTGGAACTAAAAGAAATACTATAAACTTCAATTACTACAGAAATAAAGAACTTGTAAACGTCAAATATAGAGACGCAGAGAAAAACTTTAAACTGGTTTCTGGAGCTGAACTTATTTTTTACGGACTAGATAATATCAAAGAGTTAGATACGGTTTACATAGTAGAAGGCGAAATGGACGCTTTAAGTTTACACGAAGCTGGTATTTATTCTGTTTGTTCTGTACCTAACGGAGCTAGTAAAGGAAATCAGCGCTTAGAATACCTAGACAACTGCTGGGAGTCATTTAAAGACAAAACTGAAATAGTACTTTGCACTGACAACGATAGTCCAGGTTTAGCACTACGTAAAGAGTTAGCCAGGAGATTTGGAGCCTACAGATGTAAATACGTTAATTTTGGCGATTTTAAAGACGCTAACGAAGTTTTATGTAACCAAGGTCCAGAAGCACTAAGAAAGCTCGTTAGAAGCGCTAAAAACTTTCCCTTAGAAGGTGTACTAGATGTTTCTAGTATCTGGAATAGCGTTTTGAACTACAACGAAAACGGAATTAAGAATTATTCCATAGGATTAGGAGGTTCAGACGATTATTTTAAATTAGCGTTTGGAGAATGGACCGTTTTAACTGGTATTCCTAACAGTGGTAAGTCAGATATTATTGACCAGATTTGTGTTAATATGGCGCTTAGATACGGTTTTAGAACTGCTATGTTTGCTCCAGAGTCATTTCCGTATGAAGGTCATATAAAACGCATAGCTAACAAGTTAAATGAGCGTAACTGTAACAATGACCAGCTTAACCAAACGAAAGATTTTATAGAAGAGCATTTCTATTGGGTTAAAATTGACCTGGATAACCTAACATTACAAGCTATACTAGACCATTTTAGGCAGCTTGTATTCCAGAAAGGAGTTAATCTACTGGTTATAGACCCTTGGAATATGTTAGACCATTCAGCGCAACGTGACCACAGCTACATAGGTGTTATATTGTCTAAAATTACAGAGTTTTGTCAGCAGACTAATACGCATTTATTCCTGGTAGCGCATCCAAAGAAGCTGGAGAAAAACCAGGGGAAATATGCAGTTCCTGGACTTTATGATATTTCTGGTTCTGCTGACTTTTATAACAAGTGTTATAACGGTATAGTATGTTATAGGCACGTAGGAGTTAGAACTAGTATAGGTTCTGATTTAGTAGAGGTTTTTGTAGAAAAGGTTAAACGAAAAGAAAACGGTGGACTGGGTAGCTTCGAAATAGCTCCAGATTTTAATAATGGCGGTATTTACGAACCAGCTAATGAAAACGATAAAATATTTGACGCTGTACCTAAGCCAGAACCAGCTCCTAAAATTGATATTAAGCATTTAGAAAACGACCTTAAAAAAATTCCTTTTTAAAATGATACTAGACAGAAAAGCGCAAAAATGGTGCAACTCTAGAGGCATAAGAGTTTATCCAAGACCAGTAGCAAATTCAGAAGGTTTAAGTAGACCTAACATTAACCTGGTGATTGATTTTAAAAGTAATTACAAAGTAGGTACAGAAGTGTACAGCCAGGATAAAGACGGACAAAAAAAGTATGTCGAAAAAATTGACGAACTTTATAACTATCTTTACAACAGATACAAAGACGAATTATAATGGATTTTTACTTTAGCATTTTTAAAATTTATGGAATTACTTTAGGGTTTCAATATGTTACTGGAGCTGTAGAGGAATTTGAAATAGAAGAAAATGTTAGAGCATTACAATTATATTTTTTTGTAATAGGAATTAGTATAGAATGGAGAGTTTAATTAGAAATAGCAACTTAACGAAGCAAGGCCTAGATTTTACTGGCTTACAAAATGGCGCTATTCATCCAAGCGACATAGACGCTGTTTTAGAGTTTGATAATGAAGCTCTAATACTTATAGAAGTTAAAAAGCAAGGTTCTAAAATACCGTTAGGGCAACGTCTGCTCCTGGAGCGTTTATGTAATTCCTGGCACACTAAAAAAGCTATAGTGTTATACGTAACACATAATTTTAAAGATGAAACAATAGACATACCTATTGAACAGTGCAAAGTATCTGCTGCTTACTACGGTAGAGAATGGACTGTAAAACCTAAAATACCATTACCAGAGGCTCTAAATAAATTAGGAAAGTCCTGGGATATAGATAAATTAAAATTCTAAAAACCACAACGTTCTTTAAACCTAACAATAATTATTAATCATTAAATAAACGTTGTTTTGTTATTTTCTATTTAGCAATTGCGTAGTTTGGTGGAGTCTGCGCATTTTTTTTATAATTTTGCATTATGTCAACGAACAAAAAAACACATATTAAAAAGGAATCTACACAGTTAAGAACTAAGCGCAACAAGGCAGCACTGCTGAAAGCATTAGTAGAATGTAGAGGTATTGTTACAGATGCTTGTAAAGCTGTTGGAGTTGGTAGAAGGTTATATTACGACTACTATAACAACGACCCAGAGTTTAGAGCTGAAGCTGACGATGTCCAGGAGGTAGCTATAGACTTTG